AAATATCTTCGCTTGTAAAAACCCATATATATTTTTTATAGGTAGGTCTTTTTTTTAAACAAACTCCAGATATACACTCTGCTTTATAACCTAATTTACGTTCAATTTGAGCCGCTGATTTCCATTTTTTAATTAAATTACCTTCTAAATCATATTGACTAACCCCTTTACCACAATGATTATTATCAATTTTTATTTTACTAATTAATTCACCATAATTAGAATCCCTATTTGGAGTTAAATTTGGTTTTGATGTTTTTTGAATATTATAACCATTATTTCCAACAAATGGTTTGAATTCATCAAAATATTTTTGTTCAATTGAAATTAATTCTTCATTAATCTCATCTTTATTTTTACCATCTATATTGAGCTTTTCTAATATTTCAAATGAAAAATTATTTATCCCATATTTTTTAATAGCATTTCTTACTATTAAATTACCTTTACCATATTTATGCTGCGCCCATCTTCGTTCAATATCTATTGATTGACCAATATATATTTTACCATTCATATTATTCTTAATTAAATAAACACCACAAATTGGTTTATTACTTAAATTTCTAGGAATTCTTTTACCCATAACAGATTCACTTTTAATATAAATATGTAAATTTATGGGAAAAGACTCAAAAACTTCTATTTTAGGACTTTCGACAGTCAATAGGCCATTTACCAATTTTATTCATATAACCCAATACCGCACAAGCACCATCTGTCATATCATAATTTTCTTTTGCTAATGTGTGATTCCTCGTATACATCCAATTAATTTGTGGGTATAAATCAGCAACCTTTTCCCATACTACAGTTTTCTTATCAACTTCCCAATCAAAAGCACCAAAAAGTGTTCTTTTATCTTCATTAATCTTCTTTTGAATTTCTTTTTCTGGATATTTCTCACCTTTCTTGTTGTGAGTCCTAATTGCCATTAATTCTGGAAAAGCATACGCTCTTGCATCAAATGATGAAATAAAATCAGGGACTATTTTTAATTTTTGGTATACTGACCTAGAAATCATACCATTAAATCTTAATAATGTACCAACAGTGTTGACATTATTAGACCTTAATAAAGGTTCTTCAATAATAACCTTAGTTATATTTAAATCTTTATATTTGTCTAAAAACTCTTCTTCGAAAATATTACATTTTTCAAATAGTTCTTGTGTTTTTGTCGGTGGTACTGGTTTAATCTTAGGTGTTACATGTGTAAGTAATATCAACTCTCCATTAGAACCCGTATTTTTATATAATGCAATCCCAATTGTTTTGGTTGAAACGTCTAACCCTAATATGTACTCTTCATTTTCCATGAATATAATTAATTTATGAAAAGAATATAATCAAAAATTTTAAAAAGTAAATGTTTTATACTAAAATTCTAACACCTAATGCAACATATTGACTTGCACCAATAATAATATGCTCATTACTCTTAGCATAAGCTATTACATTATTAAATGTATCATATAACGCCACTTCACTAACTCTAATTAAATCACCAGTAGTATATGTTGAATTATTTGTAGTTGAAAACTCATCTCTCTCAACAATACAAGTAATGTTTTGAGCTACTTCATTTGAAATATGGTTATAAGTAACTACCGTTGTAGCAGTTGCTGTTATTGGGTCATAATTATTTACTATTGTTGGTTCTGTTATCACAATAAAACCTTTATCTAAATAAGCAATGCCCACAGCATTATCAACATTTGTATTTGTTGATGGAACAGAAACTGAATTAAATAATTGTTTATTATTAAGACTAAATGGTTTGGTTGTTCCAAAACCAGTTGCCCAACTAAGACTAGGGTTGTTATTTGGTTTTTGAATTGAGTCAGAAAATAAAAACGCCACATTGTTATTAACAGCTGTTCCTAATCCTAATAATTCCTTAACTTGATTATCAACACTTGTTAATGGAGTTAAACTTTTTTGAAATGTAGAGTATAACGTATATGGTGTTCCACCACTTGTTTCTAATTCTACTTTAATTGCTTTACCATCTAAAGTTTCACCATAAGCACACTTATCTATTGCCATTACTATAATCTTATTTTGATTAAGGTTTCTAATTGCAGTATCTAAATAACCTGTAGGGCTACTAATTGATGAATAATTTAATTTTTCATTAGTTGTTATTGGTAAACCGAATGTCTTAAATAAATTTGAATATGCGTCATTATCACCATCAGTTCTATTAGTAATAAGTTGAGTTACAGTAGAACCTGTTACACCTGTTAAACCTAAAAGTTTAGGTGTTATAACCACTGATGAAGAACCAGCAGAAACTAATTTTCTTATATCACCTAAATCATTAACTACAATAGGAGATTTAATATTAACACCAGAATATACCCCATTACTAAATAAATTATTGGTTCCTATCTCACCAGCTAATGCTGGTACTTCACCTCTACCTAATGTTAATTCACCAGTATAGTTAGCATCAGAATCACCCAAACTAAATTGTGTAATGATACTACTACTATTAGTTAATAATTGTTGTCTACCAAATGGTGTTAATTTGGCTGTAATTGTTACTGTATCTGCGCTTGCTAAAAATCCCATATCTTAAAAGTCTATACCTAATTCTAATATAACTGTTTTACCTGGAGTTAATTCCGCTGGTTGGCTCAGTTTACTTATTATTACTAAATCCCCATCACTATCATAAATACCTACTTCAGTAACTTTAATATTTGGTGGATTATCTTGTGGGTTACTACTTCTAGTAACATTTGTAGTGAAACTAAAATCACTAGCGTTAATAGTAACCTTAAATATCGTTTTGAAAATTGTTGCCCCAATGAAAGCCTCTACATTACCATAGAAAAATCTTTCATCACCAAATTGTAAATTATCTGGTGAACTAGTTGCAGCCATACTTAATGTACTTATAAGTGAGTATATAGGTGCACCACTTGTTGTAGTAGCATTTAATTCAAAAATTGTTGGTGATGCAGCATTTGGATTTTGAACTTCAAGTTTTGTTGAATCAACAAACCCTGTTGTTAAAACTGAAGAAGTGAAATCAACTTCTAACCATGAATCACTTGATGGTCTTTCACCATCTGTTATTTGATATAATATTTTAAATGTATCACCATAGAACCCACCACTTGAACCATCATCCCTAATATATGGGAAAAGTCCAGTATCTTCAATATTAAATTGAATATCTACCGAAGTTGAGGAATTATTAACATGTGTTCCATAATTTTGACATGGTAATGTTTCAGAAATTCCCGTACCACTTTCATTGTCAACAACATAAGTTACATAAATTGTTTCACCAGCCGCTAATATACCTGTTCCTACACCACCTGATGGATTAACTTGGTCTAGACTTAATGCTGGTAAGGTCCAATTTCTATTTGATTTATATGACATTGCTGCTACAATTTCAGCATCATCAATTGTCATAATTTTTAACTGTGTATAAACTCTACCTACCTCTCTAGGTGTACCATTTACTAACGTTGAGTCTTCGATTAATGGAATGTATGTTAAACCATTAACACCAGTTGATACAGCAGTACCTTCAGCAACAAAAGTCATACCCATTTTATCACCAGTAGTTGAACCACTGAAGACTCTTCTATGATACATTAAATCAGGTAAATGTATTTTAACTGTTTTAGTATCATTATCTATATAGAAAAATTCACCATATAAATTTGAAATTGTTTTATTTGAGTAATGAATAATAGCAATTGATTTTAAATCAATGTTATTACTAGGAGAATATAAGAAATTACCTTTTTGACCTAAGAAATCATATGAACCATAATTAATATGAGTTTCGTATGATGGGTTATCAACGCCCATAATGTCTTCAGAGAATGGAACATTCATATTCCATAATGGAACGTCCATTGTAGTAATATCACATGAGCTATCAAATGATAATGTGCCAGTATCCCAATAAGAAATTGAGTCTGGTTCATTGTCATAAATATTTCCACCCTTATAAACTACCACAGCATTTGTAGCACCAACGTTTGGGAGTTCTCTATCAACTGTTACTGTACTACCAACAACGTTTTGAGCTTTAAACCATAGATGAGCTTGTGGTGTTTCATTTGTGTAGTCTGAATACCCCGCTTTTACTAATAAAAAATCACCTATTTCAACACCAGCTAATGTTAATGATGTACCACCTCCAATTGTAACTGAAGTTCCTGAAGTTCTTACATATGATGATGTATTGGTTGTAAAACCAGTCGCTAAACTACCTGTAAATAAACCTCTTTCATCAGCTTCATTATTAACAGTTAATTTAATACATCTAATATCACTAGTACCAAATGAAAAAGTATTCGTACCAGTACCTCTGTTAATAAAATACTTTAAATTTGGTTGCTTATCTTTAGGTCTTAATACAACACTCGTACTTCCAGTCAAAACACCGTCTTGTACGTAAACTTCTCTATCGTAATTTATTTCAGAATCACCAATAGACCAAGTGTTAAAATTTAATTGACCTTTGGATAATTTTTCTCTACCAGTCTCAGTTAACTTTACACTTGTAAATGGTTGTGTGCTTTTAATAATATAACTCATAATCTTTTTCTTATATTGTATTTACTTATAAATATGAATAAGTAAACAAATTATTTAATTTATTTTTATAATTGAATCTCAATTGGTATTATATCACTATCTGTTATTGTTTCAATTGTCCCACCACTTAAAACTGGATAGTTTTTTTGATTTCTAACTTTATAATATGCCGTTGTACCACTATATGAACTTAAATCAATATTAACCGAATATGAATTTTGGTTAATAACATACCCTGTTGTTGCTGTATAGATAATAGTTCCAGCAGAGAATGAATAGTCATCAGCAACAAATGCTGTAAATATACCATTTGTATTAATTGGTGATGGAGTTATTGTCCACACCAAATCAAAATTATCAACTGTAATAACCCCAACATATGTTCCAGCTGAATTATAACTAATTGTAATAATATCATCTGGTACTAAATCACCCTCTAATATTATTCTTTTTGTGTTTGATGTAGATTGGCTATAATCTATACCATTACCTAAAGTAATACCATTTAAAGTTACTATAACATCATTAAAATCTACTGGTTCAGTTAAAATAAAAAGTTCATATTTACCAGTATCTGTATTAAAATATACGGTTTCAACTCCTTCAGCATCAGTAATACCAGAAACTATTGGTGTTGGTGCAATTAAAGATTCAGATACCAATCCATTTGGATTACCACCATTAACGTATGCTACTGTCACAATATCTTCTTCAGATAAAGTCGAATTGAAATTTATTGTAGTATTATTAGCGGTTGTAAAATCACCTTCATTATCTTCAAATAATGTAACACCATTAACAGATACTATTGGATTACCTACCCAAAATGATGATAATATTACCTGTGTAGTACCACTAACTTCTATAATATAAGATTCTACCCTAAGTGCACCTAATCCTGTGCCATCATCTGGGGTTAAACCAAATATTGGTTTTGCTGCGGCCCTTATTGCAGCAAAATAATAATCAAACTCTTCTTCATATAAACCATATTGGTCACCAATTAATCTAAAGGTATTTTCGGTCACACCTAATGCCTCTAAAATTTCTGTACATACTATAAAATCGAAACTACCTTTAATTAGGTATTCACCATCAATTACTAAATCAGAAACTAAAATTGAATCCGTGAATGCACTCGTGGCACTAAAACTAGACCATTCTATTGGTCCAGAGTTAAATAATTCGGGAGATGTAAATGTATTAGAGTTAACATTATATTTATATATACTATATTCAAATGATGCATCAAATAATATAAAATTTTCAACATTACCAGTAAATGAAAATGTTAAATCTAACGTAGTAGCACTACTAATAATATGAACCTCGTCATCAGTAACTGTTGTACCTGTTTTAATCTTATCAGCCCCAGTCATAGTAAACCTAGGTTCATCAAATTCACATAAATCTGAACTTGTGGTTACATTCACAATATCCTTGTTTCTAATACAAGTATGTGGATTCTGTATGTAAATTCTATTCTGATACCTCATTTAATATGATAAATTTAATTCTGTTGTTGATGAACAATTAGTTGGTCCTATTAGAGATGGTATTACCGCACAAAATTCAGCTTCAATAACAGCTGAAAAATTTTGAGTAAAACCTTCTATTGCAGATAATAAGAAATAATCTTCTAATCCTATTTCACCTACTACTGACCTAATTAGTATTATATCTCCTGAATAATCAGCACCGCCATTATTACCGAAATAAGAGATTATACTACCATCTATTTTTTTTAATAAAATTGGCATAACACTTTAATTTATTAATAAATAGTTAGTAATTGAAATACTTATAGAACCAATCGTAATTTTCTTTAATTCTTTGACTAACATGCGGTGTTAAAATTTCATCAAAATCAGATTTTGGTGATTTAATCTCTTTTTTTATAGTGTGGTCACCATAGATACCATATACTGCATCATCCTCTTGGGTTATTTGTGTAACATTATTAAAATCATGTTTAAATGGTTCAACATTTAAATAATTATAAATTCTATCAATTTCATTTTGTGGGTTTTCAGTAAAATCTTCAAACCTAATAAATAATATATTATTATGAAACCCTCGATTTATAATTTCAGCTAATCTAGTTAATGCTATTCCCACTGGTAAACCACTAGCCCAAGTATTTACTCTCTTATCTATCGTTGTATTTTCACCTGTTGTCCAATTAACCATATTTTTACTAGCTTCTGGATTTTTTCTAAAATTTTTCTCCATTGATGAAAAAATTGACCTTAAATCTCTAACCATACAAATAATCTTTGGCTTTTCTATAAACGTTTCTAAAAAATCATAATGAATCCCCCAACCTCTACTTTTGTCTAACACATATGGTGCATCTGTTATAGCACTATAATAACCATTTAAACCCTTTTTACAAAACGATAACCACGCTTTCTTCATTGTTTCAGCGTCTTGAGCTTTAAATTCAAGAGAGTTACTGTATTGAGCTCTAGCCGCAAATAATAATTCTAAAGTTCCTGATGTTGGTGTCACATAAAAGTTTGGATTTTGACCCATAACATTTTGTAATAACGTGCTACCAGCTCTCGGTAATGATGATTGAAAATAGATTTGTTTTTCCATATTAAAACATTTCTTTTAAGATAAACAATTTATTTTAATAGTAAATATCATTTTGGGATATAATTATACTGTCAAATCTGGATATCCTCCGACTTCTTCTTGAGTATCAATTATATTTCCAGTATTATTTATATAGTCATTTATAACTCTAGTATCAGCAGAATCTCTTATTGGAATATTTGCCCCTACATTATTTAAGATATCAGAAATCATTGCTGCATTACTAACTACAGGAATAATAGTAGAAGCTACGGCTGTACTGCCTTGTTGTCTAGCTACATAATCACTATCGACTTCTGTTAAACCACCATCATTAGTATTTCCTACAATATGCACATCACGCTATATCTTTTAGAACTTTCCTTACCTTGTGAATCTTTTGAAATACTCATAGCCTATATAGTTAAATCGGGATAAGTTAATACTGTTGGAGTTTCAGGAAGCCAATTACCAGTTCCATTATTATAATCATCAATATATTCTACATCAAGTGTATCTCTCTTAGGTAACGTTGCTCCAACATTTGCTAAGACATCTACTATAGCATCTGCTACTGTATCAGGAGTGATAGTGGTTGCCATTACTGAATTACTAGAATTTATAGCTATATAATCAGCTTCCATTTCAGCTAGTCCTCCATCATTAGTATTACCGTTTATATAACAATCAGTATCGGCTACCACATAAGCAACCCCTGTATCAGGATTGATATTAGAAGTAACAACATTCTTAGCTATTGTATCAGTTCCAAAAGGATTATTTCCTTCTTTATAATGGTTGTTAATTAAATCAAATCTACAACCATCTGTAGTTCTATTAGTACTCCCTACATTATAGAATACATTATTCACAATTTCTAAACTAGTAAGTTCATTTGCTCTTATATGTCTTTCATCGTTATGACACATATAGTTTTTATAGAAAGTTATATTATCAACTCTAGAAGGTGCAGTACCTGAAATAAGTGTAGATTTAGAAAAATATCCATCTGACTCTATTCCTTGAGCCAATATAGAATATTGTACAGTCACATTTGTCACAGAATATCCTCCAGTAGCAGTTATACTAAGACATTCATCTGATGCCCAACTTGCTGAAACATGGTCTATTACTACATTTTCTATAGAAGAAGTTACAGCTGCTATTTGAATAGCGTCCCTTGAAAATAATACATCACCTCTTCTAACTCTTATATGCTTAATAATTACATTTGAAGCGTTAATTGTTACAATAACTCCTTTAAGACATATCCCTCCATTAGGAGCTGTAGAACCATCAATAGTTAGATTGGGAATATTTATGTTTAAGTAGTTATTTCCAGCTCCCCAATCTATATTACCACTAACTGAAAAAGTTATAGTTCTAACTCCAGCAGTATCTATAGCTTCTCTTAGGCTTCCTGGTCCAGAAGTATTTAAATTAGTAACTACAATACTAGCACCTCCTGTACCACCTGTAGTAAATCTTCCAAAACCATATATTTCATTAGAAGGCTCTAGCTCCGTTAATATAGGATATCCTCCGACTTCTTCTTGAGTATCAATTATATTTCCAGTATTATTTATATAGTCATTTATAACTCTAGTATCAGCAGAATCTCTTATTGGAAAATATGCTCCAGCTTTATCTAAAATATCAGAAATCATTGCCGCATTGTTAAGTACAGGAAGAATAGTAGAAGCTACGGCTGTACTGCCTTGTTGTCTA